GCTTTGGTTAATGCCATAATAGATTTTACTTTTGACACTTCAATTTTTTCATCATCCCACCAAAAAAAATCTTTTAGTATGCGTGTGTCTGTAATTTTTATACCGTAATCTTTTACCTTAAAATTTTTATAGTATGTAAAATGTTCAGACCACTCATCAAAATCAATCCTTTCTTTTATCTTAATTAATATCATCTTTCTATCTCCTATCCTTTTATGGATGCGTCTATGTTTAAAGATTCCATTATCAATTCAAATGTTCCAGGCTTATCTTTACATCTTTCTTTGAGCCTTTCTTGAAATACTTCTGATACATTAAGTAATTCATCATTAGGTATTAAATCAATAACATGTTTAACACAATGATCGTGATTGTATCTATGTAATTTCTTTTGAGCTATTGCATAGTCAGTAATGAAGTCCATATATATTTCATTTTGTTTTATGATATCTTCTTTTTCTGCATGTCGTTCAAACATATATTCATAGTTAGCCTTAGCTTTCTTCCATATGTGTTTGTATTTCTTAACATCTTTTTGAAGTATATCAATTTCATCAAGCAATTGATTTATTTTATCTGTACTTACATTCATAGTATTATCCTCGTAATTAATTATTCATAGCCTTGCCAAAACAAAAAATCTATTAGTATTTCTATAAACCCAAACACCATAAATGTAATTAATATTGGCAAGATAATCCAAAGTAAAAAGGTTTTTAGCCTATTACAAAAATCATTTAGCATGTTCTTCCCACTCAAACTCGGCAACCTTTAATGCAATGGCTTCTAAATGTGTAAGCCTTTCATATCTATCCATACTTTTCATTGCCTCTTGATTGATACTAATATTAGCTTTATCTATAGATAACAATGCATTTAAAATACTATGATATCTACCTTCCCAATAGTCTGGTCTATCTTCAAACTTTTTTGTAACTACTTCCGACATCTTCATACCTCTCTATGTTGTGTTTAATTTTATCTATTAACCCACCTAATTTTTTAGATGCGTGATAGCACTCAGTCATAAGAGCAATGTACTCTTGCTCGTACTCCGTTACATTTTTCTCATTGAGATTGTCCATAAACTTTGCAGCAGTCTCTGTGTTGGTACTGATAAGCTGTACTAACCATACTTGTTCTTCCATTGTTAAACATATTTCAGACATTGCGTTCTCCTGTTCGTAGTGATGTCATATACTTGTGTGCCATTCGCATAGCAGTTTCGTGTATAACATCCTTGTATGTTGAAGCCCTTACATAACTAGGCTTAGTTGTTCTCATTAACCTATCACGATATTTTTCATAGGCTTCTTGCTTTCTATCTTTATATCTGCGCTGCCATGCTTCCATTCTTACTCTTCTTCCTCCCAATAATTCTGTTGTACGAATTTGCTGCCAAAAACTCTAATGTATTCTTTTAATTCTTCTGACTCTACCTCAGTCATCAAGATATTAATTGTTAGTACATGTTCATCAGTACGATGAATAACTTCCATATCATCTGTATGATTATCAGATAATAATTTTGGAGCTGAATCTATAAACTCATGTATTTCCCATGCTGTATCCTCCGCTTCTCTTCGTTCTTGATTAAGCTCAGCTTCTTGCTGGTCTATGTTATCCATATGTGTATCTAAGTCTTGCTCTGGTGTACCTCTAGCCATTGTTATACTCCTCAAGCTCACTAGCTTGTCTGGTTTATTACTTATTACTTTACCCATATTAACTCCATATTCTTGCTATGTTGTTAAATGTATCACCTGTAAAATGTTTATCTCTTTCTATACCAAGATGAAAACCTACATCTATTTTCTGTAACTCATTGACATCTACATATCCATACTCGCCATCAGATATATGAGCCCAACCAAATGCTCTACCATTGTCATCCATACTAAATAAGAACCAAGTACCTGCACCAACTGGATTGAATAACTTGACAACTGCTTGACGATCAGCAATAGAAAAAGAATCATCACCTCTTGCTTCTGATTCATCCATCATTGTTTGATTAGCTTTGAGCTTACGCTCTATTTCTTGTGTGATTAACTTCACGACTACACCTCTCTGTTTATGATTTGACTGCGACAGCAAATAAAATTACTAATGCTATCAATAATAATATTTGTCCCATACCATCCATAACTAGTGAATAGCTTGGACAATAGCAGGAACCCACACAAAATAATGTGCGACTAACAATACACCTAATACCATAATGTTTCTCCAAGTTGTGATTAAAAAAAATGTGTGCACACGCAAATCCTGGACCGCTGCTATAGATTGAGCCACAGGCTAGGCTATGCACACACACATAATAGGCTTTTTTCTCCAATACATTTGTCCATCAATCCCCAACTAATTCGCTGGTCACCTGGTATAAACTTAGTCGCATTACTCAGGTAGCATTTGCCAGGATGTATCTCATTGCGATACCTATCTTGAGCGCTTTAAAGACTTCGCTCCAGTCTATACCTCACTCTGACAGATAATCGCAGTACTTATGAAACGATTTCTTCGAATTGTGAGGGCGGTACATAAACAGGATTTCTCTTGTAAGGCTACAGGTGCAAACTATTTATGTGCCTATACTTAGCAGGAATCAAACCTTGCTTAGTAATTCTATTCAATAAGGGCGATACATAGGCTTCGTGTAGCGACAACAGCTATCCATCACCTATGTATCTATACCTAGTGGAATTCAAACCCACGCTCGGTAATTCTGTGCTTTTTGTTTGTAGTCCAGACTCAATAGAGCTGTTTTAACTTACTTCTAGCTAGTAGTGTTTAACTACAGAGAGAAAGCTAACTCTCTTTCTTCCTAATGAAACTGTTCTATATATACTACACTATCTGTTCTATATATACAACATATTTGTGAGGTTTTATTTCGCTCTCACCCTTGACGAGCGAAATAAAAGTGAACAAATCAATCCCAACTACCATACGATTCAACAATAAAGTAAATCAAAAATAGCAGGGCGATCAGCCCTATCCCCCAAGTATAAACTTCAAGTGCGTGTAACATCATAGTAAACTCCTGTGTTTTTAATGGCTATCCCACTTCTGTCTAGTTGACCTTCACCGAACAAATGCGACCAGCATTTTTCGTTGTACTCAGAATACCGAAGGTATTCTACAATACCGAGCGAAGCGAGGTTTTTTTTCAGCTCAATATAAGCAATCTCTAATATGTGTGCCACCTTTTCAGCGAGTGGTGGCGAACTCGTAAAGAATTATATACTCTTTAATTCTGCCATTAATGCCTTGTCAGATAATTCAACTCCGAATTGTGCAGAAGTTTTAATTGGCTTGTCTTTAATTTCAATGCCATATTCCTCTGCTAATCCTTCAAAGACTGCTATAGACTCTGTCCAGTCAGCTATATAAGACTTAAGCTGTTTCACTTGCTCAATCTTTCTAGATAATTCTGCCTTTTCTTCTGCGTTGAATTGTTCGCCATTTGTCAATAAATCTCTATGTCTCTGAATATCAACTAAATGATTTGTTAATTGTTTTTCATTAGTACGATATGATGTAATAAACATTTGAATAGTTTTACGCATATTGGATGTACGCATCTTGTCGTGTATATCTTGCTCACTATGTCTATTTGTATTGCGTGGATACATTGGGGTTACTGGTAACATATCAACCAAACCATTAATTGCTTTATTTAATTTTGATGTACTCATTTTTAAATCTCCTTTGTAGTCTTAATTTAATGATAGATTATTATTAATCTATGAATGTATTAAAGCATAATATAGAACAGACTACAAGCTTTATTTTAATTATTTGCACTAAAAGATTTAATGATAGATATAAAAAGATTTGATTGTACTTTGAATTTGAAAAATGAGATTGCCTTCTTGGTAGACGGTTGTCCGCAGTTGCGACAGTCATTATGTGCGACTAGCAATGACTTTATAATGACTGTTGCTTTTAGCAACTGCGTGAAATAGAGAATTTCGGTTGTAATGAAATCAACGAGTTATGCTGGGTGGCTTGACAGATAGAACGCAGGTGTTACTCTATAGAACTGCAACAACCGAAATACATTATAACGAGGTACGCTAATGGCTAAATTAATGAATGTTAATGCTATATTACCGAAGAAACAACCTGAGCTAAACAAAAGACAAAAGGCACTCGTGGACACATTAGTATCTACAGGGTGTTCTGTCGCTGAGGCGTCAAAGGTCGCAGGATACAAGGGAAAGACTCCTGCTACACAAGGCTATGCAACTCTAAAGAAGCCTCAGGTAGCTGAGTATATGTATCAACAGATACAAGAGTCTTTCGGTATTAGTGCATTAAAGGCTCAACATAAACTATTAAGCCTCACGCAGAACGCCAAGTCAGAGTATGTTCAGATGGAGTCAGCGAAGGATATACTAGACAGGGCTGGTTTCAAAGCTCCAGATAAACACCAGCATCAAATCGTCGGTGATTTTAAGGTACATATAGATTTATCCTAGCCCTGACTACTAGACTAGGGGGTTAAAAAACTAGCGAGTCCGAGTATATAGAGGTGGTCTACTCGCATTATTTTCCGTCAGAACTCGTTGTTGAAAAATATTTTTTTTTAGCTATAGTGAAGAAATGATTGGACAAGAACATTTAAGAAAGCAGATGCAAGATCCGTTCTTTAAGTACTTCAAAAGAGTACAAGGACCTTTCGGTAGCAATAAGGTTATATTTGAAAGACGACTTGCCATACCGCCTAGTGCAAGGTTACAGGACTACGATAAAGGCGTAACCAGACAGGCGGCCGATATCTACAAGCAAAAGACAGGGAACGCTTACAAAGGTATTCTCTTGCCAATAGCACAAGATCCGACCTACAAGTCATCCTCGTTTGGTAAGGCTGATAGAGCAAAGGCTGTAGCCGATGCCAAAGAGTTTAGACGTACCGCATCACAAAAAACTTTGTTTGGCGGTGATGTTAAGACCTTGTTCCCATCCCAGCGTAGAGACTTAACCAGGCGCAGGGCAGCGAGAAAACAAGCAGAGAAAACTAAATCAATCTTAGGTAAATAAGTAGATGAGTACCGCAACCAAACGCAATCCAGCTAAATGGGCCGCAGCAAAAGCCAGAGCCAAAGCAAAGATGGGTGGTAAACACTCGGCACGTGCGATGCAGTTGGCCGTTAAGTATTACAAGCAGTCTGGTGGCACATACTCAGGTGCGAAAAAATCTAGTAACAAGTTATCCAAATGGTCTAAGCAGGACTGGGGTACGAAGTCAGGTAAGAAATCAAGTGAGACTGGAGAACGCTATCTACCAAAAAAAGCTATTGCCAGACTATCAGCAAAAGAATATGCTAAGACTACGGCCAAGAAAAGAGCAGATACGGCCAAAGGTAAGCAGTTTAGTAGTCAGCCTAAAAAGATTGCTCAAAAAACTAAACAATATAGGAGTACATAATGGCATTACCAGTACTAGCAGTAGCAACAGCCGTAAAAATATTAGGCCCAGCAGCAGCAAAGGCAGCCAAGTTAGCTTATAAAATGTACAAGAAACGAGGCGGTAAGAAAACTGAAAAGAAATTTTTATCTGATAAAGCTCATGTAAAAAATAGAGCAAAAAATAAAGACGATAGAGACTCACAGAAATTTGAATTAGATTTTGAAAGAGCCAGAGATGAAGGTGCATCAGGTTTCTTAAAGAAAATGAACAGAAAAGATAAAAAAGCGTATATTAAAAAAATGGGATTTACAGGAAAAAATAGACCTAAATCAATAATGAATATAAAATAAGAGGGTATTATGAAAGGCGTACCACATTACACTAAAGACGGATCATTATTTAAAGGTGCAACTCACAAGATGAAAGATGGTTCTTTACATTCTGGTAAGACTCATACAAAATCAAGTAAGACATTGTTTCACTTAAAGGAATTGCCAAAGGCAGTCCGCAATAAACTAATGAAGATGAGGAAGAAAGCATGAAGGGTATGAAGAAAAAGAAAGTCAAAACACCTAAACCAAAAAAAATTAAATACTAGTTATGGCACAGAGTCCAGCATGGCAAAGGAAAGAAGGCAAGAATCCTAAAGGTGGATTAAATGCTAAAGGTAGAGCCAGTTACAATCAAGGTGGTGGCAATCTAAAACCCCCTGCGCCTAAGCCAAAAACCAAACGAGATGCAGCAAGGCGTAAATCTTTTTGTGCTAGAATGAAAGGCATGAAGAAAAAATTAACATCAGCTAAGACTGCCAATGATCCGCAGTCAAGAATTAACAAATCACTCAGGGCTTGGAATTGTTAATTGATAGTGCTATTGTGTTTGATATATATATTATTCGGAGGAGATAATGGCATCAGAATTTGAGATACGACAAAAACAAAAGGGCGGAGAAGCAAAACGTCAAAAAGATTTGGCTAAGAAAAAGGCTTCTCAACAAGCTAGTATTAAAGCAAAACTAAAAGCTAGATTAAAAGATGCAGAGGCAAGACTTAAAGCATTAACCAATCCAGTTTCTGCTAAAGATAGAAAAGATGCTAAGAGTAATCTAGGTGAAATAAGAAGATTAAAAGCATCCATTGCTGAGTTTAAGAAAAGACTTGGTATAAAATCTTCGGAAAATAAAAGAGACGATGCAGATCCTAGAATAGGAACAGGATTTGGTCGTGATGATGCTGGACCAGAAGGGCAAGAAG